ATCTCAGGGAACAAGTAGAGGTACAAACACATCTACAAGTACGAATACATCACAGGCAACAAATACAGCTCAAGGTACAAATACAAGTACTACAACTACATTTGATGCTGCAACTACTCAGAGTACAAATACAAGTACAGCTCAGTCAACAAATACAGCTCAAGGTACAAATACAAGCACTACAACTACCTTTAACGAAAGCACCACTCAAGGTACAAACACTAGCACAGCTCAGTCAACAAATACAGCTCAAGGCACAAATACAAGCACTACAACTACATTTGATGCTTCAACTACTCAAGGTACAAATACAAGCACATCTCAAACTACAGGAACATCACAGAGTACAAATACAGCTACATCAACTACATTTAACGAAAGTACAACTCAAGGAACAAACACAAGTACTTCACAAGGAACAAATACAGCACAAGGTACAAATACTAATACAACTTCTACATTTGATACAACAACAACTTTTGATACAGATACATCCTTTATTGAAAGTACAGCACAAGGTACAAATACTAATACAACTTCTACATTTGCTACAACTACAGCTTTTGAAACAGATACAACATTTATTGAAAGTACAGCTCAAGCTACAAATACAACTACTTCAACAGTATTTGATACAACTACAACATTTGCTACTGATACAACATTTATTGAAAGTACCGCACAAGGTACAAATACAACTACAAGTACTACATTTACAACCACAACTGTTTATAATACAGGCACAACTACAACATTTACAGAAACTACAACACAAAGTACAAACACAGGTACAACTACAACATTTAATACAACAACAGCATTTAGTACAAATACAGCACAAAGTACAAATACCTCACAAACAACAACATTTGAAACAGCATTTATTACTTCTAGAGCAAGTTCAAGAGCAACAGGTACAAGTAGAACTACTTCTACAATATTTAATACAACTCAAACAACAGGTACAAGTAGAGATACTGCAACTTCAAAAGCTACAACTACTACCTTTGAGACATCACAGGGTACAGCAACTTCAAGAGCTACTGATACTTCTCAAGACACAACAACAACATTTGAAACAGATCAGTCCACAGGAAGCTCTAGAAGTACTGCAACTTCAAAAGCAACAGTAACTACATTTGAAACAGATCAAGGTACAGCAACATCAAGAGCTACTGATACATCGCAGTCTACAACTACAACTTTTGATACAGATCAGTCTACAGGAAGCTCAAGAAGTACAGCAACTTCAAAATCTACTGTTACTACATTTGAAACAGATCAAGGCACAGCAACAAGTAGGACAACAGACACAACACAAAGTACAAGTACTACATTTAATACTAATCAAGCAACAGGTACAAGTAGATCAACAGATACAAGTCAATCTACAACAACTACATTTGAAACAGATCAAGGCACAGCAACAAGTAGAACAACAGATACAACTCAAAGCACCGACACAGTATTTAATACAACACAAGATACAGCAACATCAAGAAATACAGCTACAACACAGTCTACTGTAACTACATTTGAGACATCACAAGGTACTGCTACATCAAGGGCGACTTTAACTTCAAGAAATACAACAACAACTTTTGATACAGATCAATCTACTGCTTCAAGCAGAGATACATCTACATCTAAATCTACCACTACTGTATTCGCAACATCACAGGGTACAGAAACAAGTAGAGGAACAGACACAACACAAAGCACAACTACGACATTTGATACAAGTAGAGCTTCTGGAACTTCTAGAAGTACTGATACATCACAGAGTACAACCACTACCTTTGAGACATCACAAGGTACTGAAACTTCAAGAGGTACAGACACTAGCCAATCTACTACTACTACTTTTGACACAGACCAGGCTACTGGCAGTTCTAGAGGCACTACTACATCAAAATCTACTGTTACAACATATGAAACAGACCAAGGTACAGCAACATCAAGAGACACTTCTACATCAAAAAATACTACAACCATATTTGATACAGACCAATCTACATCAAGCTCTAGAGACACAGCTACAACACAGTCTACTGTAACTACATTTGAAACATCACAGGGTACAGAAACAAGTAGAGGAACAGACACAACTCAAAGTACAACTACAACATTTGAAACAGATCAGTCTACAGGAAGCTCAAGAAGCACAGCTACAACACAAAGTACAACTACAACATTTGCAACGTCTCAAGGCACAGAAACAAGCAGAGGCACAGATACTTCTAGGAATACAGTAACTGGATTTGAAACAACTGCTGATACAGAAACAAGCAGAAATACTATATCTGTTGTAGCTACTGTAACTACATTTGAAACATCACAGGGTACAGAAACAACTAGATCAACTGATACAACAGAAAATACAACTACAACATTTGAAACAGATCAGTCTACATCAAGTTCTAGAGATACATCTACATCACAATCTACATCAACTGTATATGATACCTCACAAGGAACAGCTACTTCGAGAGATACTGCTACAACTCAGTCAACAACTACAACTTTTGAAACCGATCAATCGACAGCAAGCTCTCGAAGTACTGCCACTACTCAATCTACTAGCACAACCTTTGAAACATCACAAGGCACAGAAACAACTAGAGGCACTGATACTACACAAAGCACAACTACAACATTTAATACTACGCAAGATACAGAAACAAGTAGAGGAACGGACACAACTCAAAGTACAGCAACTATATTTGAAACAACTCAATCTACAGAAACAAGTCAAGATACTGCAACTTCTAAGAATACAGTAACTGGATTTGAGACAACTGATGACACAGCAACAAGCAGAAATACAATATCTGTTGTAGCCACAGTAACTACATTTGAAACATCCCAAGGTACAGAAACATCTCGAAGCACAGATACAAGTCAGTCTACAACTACAGCATTTGATACTGTATTTGATACTCTTACAACTAGAAGCACTGATACTACAATTAATACTGTATCCACATTTGAAACATCATCTGTTGTTGCAACATCTAGAGCTACAGAAACAAATAGAGGTACAACTACTATATTTGAAACAGCTCAAGATACAGATACTAGCAGATCAACAGATACAAGTCAATCTACAACAACTACATTTGCAACATCTCAAGGTACAGAAACAAGTAGAGGTACGGATACTTCTCAAAGTACAACAACAACATTCGAGACATCACAAGATACAGATACCTCTCAAGCTACTTTAACTACAAGAGCCACAGACACAACAATTGAAACAAGTACAACTACAGATACTGCAGTTGGTACAACAACTACATTTGAAACAACTATATCTACTTCCTCTTCAAGAGGTACAACAACAACTACAACTTTTGAAACAAGTAAATCAACTGATACTACGGTTGCCACTGGCGCACTTACAACTACAACTTTCTCAACGCAAACAACAATATTTGAACGAGTAACAGCCAGCTCTGCAGGTACACTATTCAATACAGAAGTTTCAAGCGCTTCTGACTTTGGATTCTCCTACTGGGATGGCTCACAATGGAGTGAAACAAACTAAAAATGGCAAATGAATTTGGCACAAAAAAAGATGTAAGTCCAGATTACTTAAATGGAAAATTAGAAAGTATGATGGCAGCGATATATGATACTCTGGGAGAAACAGAGGAAAGGTTAAAAAATATAGAAAAAATAGTTTTTGAGTTAAGAAATGGTAGCAAAGAAACCAACTAAAAAACTATCAGCACTTAGTATAAATGAAGCACTGGGAGATGTCGCAACTCATTTTATGAAATCTGGGTCTAGTTTTAGACCAAAAGGACAATTAGATGAGTTATCAGAATTAAGAGAAATCTTACCTAATCAGTATAGAAACTCTGACGTACAGTATGATCTTTGGTTTAACACCAATGAAATTCGAACAGTGAGAAAATGGTTATACACAGATTTTCTTGGTAGAGGAATATACTTTAGAGTTCCTTCTTTACCAATTAATGATAAACTTCTTCGATATATTGCAAATGATAATTCAATGAAGATCGATGAAGAGAGAATAGAAAAAATTATAAATTGTTTAGAAAACAAATATAGTTTACAATGGAACACAGAATTTTACGATAAGGTAGTATTTCCACCAGGAACAAATTTATTATCAAATCCTAACTGTATAAATTGGCGTAGATTCGACCAATATATGAAAGATGGATATGTAGTAAAACCTCATCCAATAACAGCACATTTATTTATTGCAAAATTTAGACTTAGATACGGTGAAGAAAATGTTTTAAATAAAAAAGAAGGTGGATTTGAACTACTTATGAACTGTAAGCAAATGGCTTGCGGGCAAAATAGTGAAATGGGTATTATGGCTTTACTAAAAGGTAAGAAAATAGGATTAATAACTAAACCTGTATCTGAAAGACAAAGAGCACTTGGTACTTATGAATCTATTTATGGAGCAATAACTGGAGGCGATTGCATTAAAAAACTTTATAGAATTTTATCTGCAAAAAACTCTGGTATAATATTTAATTTTGATGAAGATCGAGAAGAAAGGTTACAAGCATATTTTGATAACTTTTGGGATTATAAGGTAATAAATGGTTGAAATAGTACATAATTATAAACGCGTATGGAGTATGTTTACTCTAGCTTCTCTATTGAATAAAACTGACCCCTTTAGACTTCATTTATATATAAGCGAAGATCATTGGAGAGATAGAGAAGTAAAATGGGTACTTGATAATTTTAATGACGTAATGATATATCAAGTGCCGTGGAAAGGTTGGACGGCTCATTCACAGGCAAAAACAATTTTGCATTTGAAAGAGTGGTGGAAAAATAAAAGAGAACTAAATAAAAGAATAGTATTTGCAAATGGCCCTAGAATATTTTTAGGCAGATTAGAGGGTGGTAATCTACCTCCCGAAGAATTTTTTAAATCTTTATCTAGTCTATCTATTAATCATCAATTTGAAAAACATCCACACTACAAAGGATATTATAATATTTTAGGAATTAATTTTAAAGGCAATAAAATGAATGATGGAAGATGGAGGTATAATGATAATTTCTTTTTACTTAATTGGAAAAAGTTAAAACATATGCCAAATCAAGATTTATTTTTTGAAAAACGACCATCAGTTAATGGAGATGAGCCTTATATAGATACTCAACTGAGACATGCAAAAACAGATAGATTTATGCAAATGTTAATGACATATAATCATGGAAAAATGCCAGTCTATGCAGATGGTAAGCTAGATGATCTAGTAACAAATGATTCATTAGGCCCGCTAGATTGTCTTAACTATAATAAGATGTTAAGAAAAGCATGGACTTTACAAATTGACACACAGTATTTGACAGCTAAATATGAGAACTTAAGAACTTCTATTCAGCTCTCAACTCCTTGGGATTTATATACAGATTTGATTGATAGTATTCCTGTTAATTTTAGAGATGCAGCGATAAATGAAAATTTATTATTGAAAGCTGAAAAACAGAAATATATAAGTAAAAATTTACTAGATACAGGATTTAAGTTAGGTAAACTTTAAAAATTCTTCATCTAAATTAGATAGTTGAATTAAGTTTACCTTTCCTTCTTCATGTAGTTTTAACACTAGCTCTTTTTCTTTTGGAGCATGAATAGCCCCTTCAGCAGTATTCATTGGGATATGCCAACTTGATGGATAATCACTCCCTGCTTTGAAGGGCAACTTCTTACTGAAAAAATCAAACCCAATTAGAGTGATACTCTTACAATTACATTTATTTAAAAAATATTTTATTGCAACATATCCATTTGAAGGTCTTTCTCCAGCTTTTTTCCACCCTTCTTTAGTTCCACATTCTTTTCTAAGTTCTTGATATTCTTCTAAACTAAACATACTATGAAATTCCCTATCTTCGGGTATTCTTTCATTGGGTGGATGATAGTCAAGATTCCATCTTGATTCATTGAATAAAGCATAAGTATGCTTAGGCACAAATTTATTCATTTTTATTCGTAACCAAGTAGTAACCCAAATATCAAATTTTCGACCAATATTTTCATACACTCTATCTTCAGGTATTCCTTTTCCTAGTCGAACAACTGTATCAAATGAATCTATAAAGTCACCTTTTTTATATCGTAGAATCTCTACTGAATTTCCTACAATTATTATATTTTTGTTTTCAGTAAGTTGTTGTAAATTTTTATCCATTCTGAACTATATAGTAAATTATCGTTAATATCAAGCCAAGGGCCACCATCAGTAAAATGAACTGCTTTAGCTTTTATACTAAAGTCATAATAGTTTATCATAGCGTTGTATATAGCAGGTATACTACCCACTGACTCCGCCCAATCCATTTCGTGTAGCCATGCGGCATTACGTACACTAACTGCTTCTTTTGTTAGCGTTTTACATTTTGTATTATTAAAATACATAAGACTAGACCAATATTTTCGTTTATACGGTCTATTTGTTTTATCTTTCATTTTGCGATGCTCTTCAAAGACTAGCCAAGGATGTTGAACGCATGAAACTGCTTCATCATCTACCCAATCTTTAATTTCTTCGGGATCACAATACCAAAGAAAGTCTCCATCACAAAATAGGGCATTGCCCTCATAATTACATAGATAAGGTACTAGAAAGCGAGTAAAAGCAAAATCTGTGCTTTCACCCTGAAATGCTCTCCAGTAAACCCTATCGTTTTCTAACTTAGATTTTCTTAGAGGTATTATCTCATGATTACTATTGTAACGAAGTATTGATTCTTTACATACCTCAAACATTTCTGGATATTCTTCTTCATACCCAATAAATATTTTCATTAGCTATCCTCTTTTAGTTGATTTCCTAAGTCATTAATATATGCCTGCTTCGCTGTTTCTAACGCAGCTAGTTGATGTTTTGTCTCATCAATTTTTACAGAGCAATAGTTTAGAGCTTGAACGATAGCTTTTTGACTATCTTCCAAATGCTCTACTTCATATTCTTTTCCGTCTATAGTTATAGTTTCCATCATTTAAATATATCCTGCCAATTTCCTTGTGTGCTACTTTTAGCATACTCAGTAGCACGGTTTTCAAAAAAGTTAGTATGCTCCACTGCATTTATTTGCATATCAATCCACGGTAACGGATTATCAGTACTATGAAATATATTTTTCATTCCTAGTCCTAATAATCTTCTGTCAGCAATATAACGAATATACTCTTTAACTTCTTTTGCTGTTAAATCTGGTATATTTGATTTTTCAAAACAAACATCAATAAATTTATCTTCTAATTCAACAACACGTTCTGCCGCACAATATATTTCATATTTTAGTTTATCAGTCCATATGTCTGGATTCTCTGCTATGAAAGTTCTAAACAACTTTGAAACATTTTCTACATGAAGTGTCTCATCACGTATAGACCATGTAACAATTTGTCCCATACCTTTCATTAAATTATGTCTTGGGAAGTTCAATAGTATAGCAAAACTACTAAATAATTGTACTCCCTCTGTAAATCCACTATATACTGCAAGGGTTTTTGCAATATTATGTGGATCATTCATGTTAAAATCTGATAGATATTCATGTTTTTCAACCATTTCTTGAATATCCATAAATTCTTGGTAAATATCCTCTGTCTTTCCTAAAGTTTCCAATAACGCTGAATAAGCATCTTGGTGTACTGCTTCCATAGCTGCAAAAGATACTAACATCATTCTTACTTCTGGAGATTTGAATGTAGGTAGATAGTGTTTTGCATATCCACAACAAACATCCACATCTGCCTGAGTAAAGAATCTAAAGATATTATCAATTAGTACTCTATTCTCAGGTGTAAGTTTATAGTTATAGTCTTTTACATCATCTTGCAATGGTACTTCATCAGGTAACCAATGCATCTGTTGTTGCTTTTTGTAAGCCTCGAAAGCCCAAGGATAATCAAAAGGTTTATAATAATTTCTATCTTTTAATAAACTCATTTATCCCTCACAACTTAAACAATCTTGATTTTCAAAGATTATTTCTCGCTTTGCCTGAGAAGCAACATTATCAGCACGACTGATAGCCTCGCTTCGTAGGTAGTAAAGCGTTTTTAAATTCTTAGCCCATGCCAGCATATGAATATTATGCAAGTCTGCTTTATTCACATCTGGCGGAAAGAATAAATTCACACTCTGTGATTGGCAAATATATGGTTGCCTAACAGATGCATGTTCTATTACCCAACTTTGATTTATCTCAACAGCAGTCTTAAATACATCTTTTTCCCACTGTTCTAAACAATCCAAATGTTGAACTGATCCTTTGTTAGCAATAATACTTTTCCAAGTTTCATCATAGTCAATATCTTTTGTTTCTAAAATAAGATCAAGATATTTATTTTTAACTAGGTTACTTCCTGTTTTTGTTTTTTGAGTGTATGCATTTGCACGATACGGCTCAATACTTGGGGAAGTATTACCACATATTATACTAGAACTTGCATTTGGAGCGATAGCAAGTAGATGTGCGTTTCGCACTTGACAACTATCATCATCGGGACATGCTCCTCGCTCTACTGCAAGTTTTCTAGTGGTTTCCATAGCTTCTGTTTTTATAAAATCAAACATTTCAATATTACTCATATTTGCCATAGCACTCTCAAAAGGAATACCATTTTTCTGTAAATAAGCATGAAAACCCATAGCGCCTAGACCTATACTTCTCTCCCTGTAAGCACTAAATTTAGCTTTTTGTAATTGGTCTGGTGCATTATTTATAAAATATTCTAATACATTGTCTAACATTCTAACTAAATCAGGTATAAATGCTGGGTGGTTTTTCCACTCATCATAATATTCTAAATTTACACTAGAAAGACAACATACTGCGGTTCTTTCTTCATTAGTTGCAAGAGTAATTTCACTACAAAGATTACTATGATGTACTTGTAATCCTTTTTTCTTTTGAAACTCAGGTAAACCTTCTTTTACCGCATCTTCGAACATTATATACGGCTCTCCTGTTTCCATTCTATTTTGTAGTATTTTTACCCACAAAGTTCTTGCACTAACTGTTTTTACGACTTTTTTACTATGAGGATCGACTAACTCCCAACTATCGTCAAAGTCTTGTTCCTTTGTAGCTCTGTGTATCTTTTCTAAGAAAGCGTCAGGTACAACGATAGCGTGATGCAAATTAGTAAACTTGCGATTAGTATCTCCTCCAGTTGGTTTTCTTCCATCTAGAAATTCCTCTATTTCAGGGTGGGATATATGTAGATAAGCAGCGTAACTACCCCGTCTTGTTACTCCCTGGCTAAATGCCAACATTTCACTATCTACAACCTTTACGAAAGGAATTACACCTGTGCTTTCTGAGCCTTTTGATGTTTTACTTCCTACGGAACGAACATCACTCCATGTACCACCAATACCACCTCCAAAACTACTTAAAAAAGCATTTTCAGTAAAGTGATCTGTAATTCCTTCTCGACTATCATCAACATAGTTCAGAAAGCAACTTATAGGTAATCCTCGCCTTGTACCACCATTAGATAGTACAGGAGTTGCAAACATGAACCATAGTTGGCTAACATAATCGTACAATCGCTGTGCGTGATCTTCATCATCTGCGAAAGCCTCTGCTGCACGAGCAAATGCTTCTTGTGGAGAAGTCTCACCTTCAACCATATATCTGTCTTTGAGAGTAGCAATTGCAAACTCATCTAAAAGACTGTCTTTTGTATAATCAATTTTTATCGACATAATTTCTCACTAATTTTATAATATCTTCATCATGCCCTAGCACAGCGCCATTGACATCATATGTTAAATCCATAAGTTTGATACCGACTTCTAGTCCATTACTTCCGAACTCATTTAAGTTCTGAATATATTTATACTTTCCATCAATAGGCAAACTCGCCATAATATCGAAAACATCCCCATACTGCTCTATTAACTGTACGGCTCTTTTTGGGCCTACTCCATCAACTCCTGGAACATTATCTCCTTTATCTCCTGTTAAGCACTTGTAAGTAAGGAAGTACTCAGGATTAAAATCATAATGTTCGTCCCAGTTATGGGTGGTTGTTTCCTTTCTTGTTACAGTCGAAAAACGACTTATATTGTCGTCTATCAATGCATCCCAGTCTTTATCCGAAGATATTAGCCATATTTCTTCAAGACCTAGATTTTCTCGATTTTGACAAATTAAAGCGGCAATATCATCCGCTTCTACTCCTTGGTATTTAAGAGTGAGGTATCCTTTGCTTTTTAAGTTATCCATAGTTAAGGAAAACTCTTGTAAAAACTCTAAGAACTCTTGTTCTTCCTCAGGAGTTTGTTCTGCATATCGTTCTTTACGATTTGCTTTATACTCTGGATATATTTCTTTTCGATAGTTGCTACCACCATCTCCAAGAACAACTATATCTCCACAGTTGTAGGACTTTGCAAGACTTTCTACTGTTCGAACATAATCATGCTCGAAATCAGTACTGCCTTGGTGTTTCCAACGGAAAGCTAGATTGAGTCCATCAACAATCAACAAGTTCCCATTCGGGATCGGCTTTCCATGGTTCGTAAATTGTATTGCCATTTGTAAATTCCATGTTTTGTGTTTCCAAGAACTTTTCGGCTAGTAATACATAGCATCCTAACCAATTAATATATAAATGTTTTTTGCAAAGTGGCTTTCTTGTCGTTGCCACATACCACTGTGAGTGATTTTCTTTAAAGAACAAAATGGGTTCTTGTTCCATTTGTTCTGCTTGTTTTACTAGCTTCGACCACCAACTTACAAAACGATTACTTTTTTGAGTAAACATTTTATGGTTGAAAGCCATATCGTTATAAAACTTTACTTCTATTGTAAAAAGATTATGTTTGTGAGGAACATACAAGTCACCTTTTAGTTTTCCACTACCAGAGCCAGGTGTTTGAACGAAAGTTAATCCTGTATGTCTGTGTAACATTCCAGCAACTTTTATTTCTCCGTCATGTCCTTTTCTTCGACCATTAACCATCTAAAAGTTCCTGTAAGTTAACGTATCCTCCAATCTTCTTTCCATCCACTAAAATTTGTGGAAAAGTTCTAGCCTCTGGGAAGTGTTCTCTGACATACGCTATATCAAAGTCTTCCCCCATCATCTTGTATTCTACTTCGTGTCCTTTTGCATCTGCTAATGCTTTTGCTTTTACACAATAAGGACAATTTGGTATACTGTAAATTTCTATTTTCATAATTGTACTGTAAATTTGCTTAGTAAGTCAATCTCTTCATCAGTTAGTTGACTTGCTTGAGACCACATCATTACTGACTGAGGGCCTCGTGTTTCTCCTGCTCGATATGCTTTTAACATATCAGCTATTTCTTTTCCTGCTAGTGCTGGTCCTACGCCACCTTGTCCGTTATTACCGTGACAAGCCGCGCAACCCGCCCAGAGTCCTCGAATAGATGAAAACTCATCAGCCGCTGCAGCCTCTGCTTGTGCTTTCATTTGTTGTGCGAGTGTTCCATACATCTCTATATGCTTTTCGTAACATTCACCATAACACCCTTGAACTCTTGATTGTCGAGGGCTATCTGCTGTTACGTACCATATAAGTCCTACTAGAACTACTACTGTTGTTATCATCATTCCTTTCATATGTTTTTCCCGATTACCCAAAAGGCTAGAAGCATAAGGCCGACTGTAGCTACCTGTAATACAGACATAAATGCTATAAACGGCAGTTGCTTCTCACCCAAGGGTACTAATTCTTTTTCTATCCACTCCTTTTGTTCTTCAGGAGTGGCATCTCTTGGTTTAAAATTAAATTTTAATTGTTGAGGCATGATATATTATCTTCTTTGATAATTTCTATCTTCTCAAGTAGTGGGTGAGTCCAACCATGAGAAACTAAATATGTATTTAGACCTTCTTCTTTTAGTAGGACTTCCACCACTTTTTCTTTTCCTTGCTCGTCTAATGCTTGATTAACTTCATCAAGAAAAAGTACATTAATTTGACTTCTACTAATTGAAGTCATTAGCTTTCTAATGGCAACTAGAGTAGCAATATTTACTCTCGCTAGTTCACCAGAAGAAAGTGCTAGAATATCAATAATGTTTCCATTATCGGATACTTCTACATTTAGTTTATCATTCTCTACTACAAAATTAATAGAGAACCGACCATCACTAAATTCTGCTAAATAGTCGTTTGTCATTATTTCCAACTCTTTTACTAAAGATTCTATCTTATAAGCTAAGAGTCCGTTTGTTGAAAATGCTTTTTTAAGTATCTCAAGTATCGTAAGTTTGTTTTCAATACCTTGTAGTCTAGTCGAGAAATCATCAAGCTCTCTCTGAAACTCGTCAGTTTGTTCCTGTATGATTCCAATTCTTGTATTATGTCTTTCTCTTCTCTCATTTTCTTCTACTACTTTTGAAAGAGCTTCCCGAGTATCGGCAATTTTTTGACGAAGCTCCAAAATGTTTTTTTCGATCTCTTCTCGATTGATTGCTCTATCTGGGAGTTCGTTGTCAATAGACCTGAAGAGGTTCTCCCACTCTTCGACTTGGTGCTTGGCTTTCCTAATATTCTCATTGTTTTGCTCTATTTCCTTTATCTTTTCTTCCGATTCTTGTATCTGTAGATTAGCATTTTCTACATTTACTCTGTGTTTAGTTAATTGATCTTTAACAAAATTTGTATCTATATCCTGTTCGCAAGTAGGACAAACGGGTTGACCGCTTATATTTTCATATTTTTGTATTAAGTTATTTTCATACCCAACATCGGACTTTAATTTTCCTACTTGTCCGTATAAACCATTAGTATCCTCAAGAGCATTATTTGCAATAAGTTTTGCTTTATCAAGGTCTATATCTTTTAGTTGCTCTTTCAGTAAATTATTATAATTTATTTTTTTATTCTTTTCGGAGATATTTTCAAATTCTATTTGTAATGAACTTAAAGTTTTCTCATCTTCTTCCGACTGAAATGGTAAATCCATTTTTGGAAGTATGGTAGTATCCTCGAGTTTATTGTCTTGTAACCATTTTTCAATTGTCGCAATTTTACCCGAGGTTACAGCAATATCACTTGAAGTTCTGCGTACTGCTTCTTTAAAAGTTTCAAAGTACGAAACATATTCGTCTAATTTTAGTAAATCAATTAAGAACTTTTTGCGATTAGTGTCCGTAGCAGTTAAAAACTGCAAGGACGCGTTTGTATTTTGATACACTAATTGTGAAAAAGTTTTAAAATCAATACCTAATATATCACCGAGTGTTTTATAAGTGTTACTTGCTGTGTGAGAAGATATATCTTCTCCATTCTTTATAAGTTTACATTTAAGGGTTGACCTACGACTAACACTTATAGTATAAGAATCTGCATCAACAGTAAAGTCAAGAGATATGTCATAACCTTTGTTTACATATCTATTTGCAATATCTGCCTTCTTTACATTCTTACTATTTTTATTAAATAATACTTCTTCTAATATAAGTGGTATTGATGATTTACCAACACCATTTGTACCTACTAATTGTGTAAGAGTAGAATCCGAAAGATTAATTTCGTTTCCTTCTCCATACGAAAAGCAATTATCCCAGGTTAACTTCTGAAGAATAATCATTAAAAACTCCCATTATATTTTTTATTTTATCATCATTTAACGATAATATCTCTTTTAGATAAACGCCAAGTTCATCCGAAATAGACATATCACTACTTAAGTCAAGAGTAGCTTGTACCTCTCTTTTTACAACTTTTTTATCAAGTAGATCAGAGTTTTTAACTTTTGCCAAATCTGCGACATCTCCCTCAACTTCATAAATAGTATGATGAAAATCTGTTGGTACCATTTCATCAGCACTATCTACTGTCTTACGAATAAGTTGTGGTAAGTCAAATTCATGCCAAGTCCACTCCCAATGATTCTCAGGATTAATAACTAAGAACCCCGTTTGGACTTCGTTTCTATGAAAAGATGTTGTCATTGGACTGCCTGGATATACAATATTTCGTTGAGTATTCTCGTGAGCGTGTAAATCTCCAGCAAAAACGACATCAAACTTATCAAATCTGTCTAATTCTACTTCTGGTGTAACATGAGGAGGTATTTCTCCTCTTACATGAGTAAACAAAACATCTGCATTGATGTTTTCTATTTGATTCTTTTTATGCAAGTCTGCATAGGGAAGAATCGCCCAATCATCTTCGTAGTAAGTTTCTGTTACAACTTCTACTAGAGGATTTATACTATGAGTGGCACGAATCAAATTACTAAAGAATGTATGATTCTTTTTTGTAGCTTCATGGTTTCCATCATAAATAATTGTTCTTACTTTTTGTTGCTTAACAAAGTCAAAGTAAAGAGTAAGCTCATCCATAGAAGGGACTCGGTCAAACAAGTCCCCGCCTATGATGTGGAGAGTAATTCCATGTGAATCTACAGCTTCTTGTATCTGTTCGAAAAATAACTTATAACGAGTACAAGCCCACGGTACAGGTACATTCTTTTGACCTAATTTAATATGCCAGTCTGCTGTAAATAAAATCATACTACGAAGTTATCTCCTGGTTGCCATTCACAACCTGTTAGTCCACCTGCTTTGATTGCTTGTAAAGTTCTAAGAACTTCATTAGCATTTCTGCCTGTGTCGAGTGTATTGATACTTACATGCTGAATAGTGCAGTTTTTATCAATTATGTATGTTGCTCTATAGCAAACACCTTCGTCCTCGTTTACTATTCCTAGTTTAGACGATATTCTCAACATAGAGTCACAAGCAAGTGGGTGTTTAATATTTCCAATAAGTTCGTTATCTTTTTTCCAAGCTAACTTACAAAACTCATTGTCACCACTAAGACCAATTACATTTGCCTCTGATGTTAGCATATCCATACCAGCTATCTCTGTAGGGCAAATAAAAGTAAAATCTTTTGGATAAAAATATATTACTGTGTAATCATGTTTCAA